GATTGATGAAGACATGCGCGGGGATATTAGAAAGAGGGAAGCGAAAGGGAAAAACTCTGTTTCCACCTTTAGCGAACTCTTTGACGAATATGTTGAAGAATACCCCATAGCAATTCGCAAGTCAAGAAAAGCACAAAGCACATTTGATTTTGAAACATGGGTTCAAACGGATTATGCAAACACTTTAAATTTATTTGACATAAATCAAAGATCTAGCAATCTAGTCATAGAAAGCAAGAATGAAGTTCGTATGTTAACTCCAATTGAATGTGAACGACTGCAAGGATTTCCAGATAACTGGACCGAGGGACTTTCGGATACTTCAAGATATAATCAGATGGGAAATGCAGTAACAGTAAATGTTGCAGAATGGCTTGCAAATAGGCTTAAAATGGCTATATAATTGTACAGGGGTAGTGGCCGGGCCCGCTCCGCCTCAGGATCAATTGAAGTATCGATCTTCAGGCCGCCGGAACCACTACTCCTGTTAAGTTTCTAAATACTATATGATGACAATATATGCGGGAATAGATTATAGTTTAACTTCACCAAGCATCTGCATTTATAATACAGACAATGGTGAGTTTGCATTTAAAAACTGTATGGTTTATTTTTTAACAGATGTAAAGAAATTAAACACAGTGTTTTTGGGAAATGTTCGTGGTGAGTCTTTTGAGGATTATAATAACCAATGTCAGAGATACGACACAATATCGGAATGGGCAATTCAATACCTAATAGGTTGCAAGATGGTTGGCATAGAAGACTACGCTTACGCGGCCAAGGGAAGAGTGTTTCACATAGCGGAAAACACTGGCATCTTAAAATACAAACTATTTCAGCAGATGATACCAGTGGAGACAATACCACCAACAGTGGTGAAAAAGAATGCAACTGGCAAAGGGAACGCGGACAAAGAATTGATGTACAATGCTTTTGTCTCAGAAACTGGCGTGATGCTGAAAAATATTATTACCCCCAATAAAAAAGATGTCGGAAACCCCGTTTCCGACATCGTAGACTCTTATTACATCTGTAAGAGTCTTTGGCAGAGTATTTCTGCCAAAGAATAATAGGTTTATTTTTTCAAATCTGCATAAAGTATAAATACTCTATCAGTTGAAGTGGGGATACCTTATCAACACCTCTCATATTGGGATTATCCCAGAGTGTAATGGCTGGATCACCTCCTTGTAATAGGGGTCCCTTTGAAGAGTTTACACAGTGAGAGTGCTTCGGTAAAACCATATTAATCCTTTTTCGCACTAAACTTTAACTGCTATCCTAGCCCGAGGAGCAAACAACACACTTAAGGTGTGTTGTTTGTTTGTTCTTTTGGTTCGTCTTTTTCTAAACCATCATCGCAGAGAATTGGTTTACGAATGAATTCTCTATATGCCCAGAATAAAGATATTACCAACACAGGAGCATACCAGAAAACCCAACTATATGATTGTTGTGCAACTCCTGGCTCATTTATTCTATCTTTCATGCCAAGAATTATTGGATTGTCTTTTGTGGTGTCTGGTACAATTGTTGGAGTTGTATCACACGCCGCAAGAAGTAGTGACAATACTGGAAGAATAAATTTCATTTGTTGTCCTTATGATTTATTAGAACCGGCAGCAGAACCAAAATAGAAACCAACTATGCTGAGAAGAATTTGTCTATTCTCAGATGTATAGAGGAATCCATTTATTTGAACGAAGAACTTTCTGGTGGTTTCAGGAATTAAACCAAAGAATCCTTCTGGGTTCTTTGCATCAACTTCTACAAAGGTTGGAAGTCCAAAGAACGGTAAGATAAATGGTGCAGCAAGAGTTGCAAATAGAACTGTTAGAACTATGAATTGTCTGACTCCCCTACCAACATCAAGTGGTACTCTTTTTGCAGCCTTATCTTGGTTTTCGGTTGTTTGTTTGTTTGTTTCCATTGCCATTTGGAACATTTCTTTTTGATCTTGGGCTCTTTGCGCCCAATAACGAAATAGAAATCCGGTGATTCCACCGCCGAGCATGGAAATCAATTCTGTTGGAATCATACTGTACCTCCGTTACTTTTATTTATGCTTCTGGTGCTTTTCCGAAGCGAATAATGGCATTTTTAACATTCTTCTCTGGGAATCCACCGGGGCCTTCTCTGACAAACTTGGCTTGGGTTTCACCCATCCCTGGTCTGCCCATAGCAGAGACAAATCCTTCATGTTCTTCTCCACCGTGGGTTCTTAGATCAAATTGATCATAGTGAGTTCCAAATTGATCAAGCAGTGCGTGTTTTGCTGCATTTATATGTCCGTGTGCAGTGAATAAACCTTCTAAATGTTTTGCATTTTGTTGTATTGTTCTAGCAAAAGAATCTGTCATTGCTTTTCTGGTTCTTTCAGACAGTCCTCTTTGTGATGCCTTACCCATGTGTGTTGGTATAAATTCTGTTAGTCCCTTTACAGATCTGACACCAGTAGTTCTTGCTGCTTCGTTGGAATACTCTTGAACCATTCTATGGAACTTTTTGTCTTGTGGTAAGCCTCTAGCAAACCTAACCAGATCTCTATTTCCAAGAATTTTTTTGGCTTGTGCTATGGAACTAGATACTACCTTTGCTCTTTCGGGAGTTAATCCTAATCTTGTTTTTTTACCTATAGTCAAATTAGGAATAAAAGCTCCTTCTGCTGATAATCCACTAACACTACTTGAAGTTTTTATTAAATTTGAAGTTCCTCTTTGGGTCTTATATAAAGAGTGTGGAGCAAAACCAACTGATGCTTCTTTTGGAACAGAATAATTAATTGCATTTGGTTGAGTTCTACCACCATGTTCGGTTCCAGTAAACAGCAAATCACCCTGAACTGCGGTTCCTGGCTTTAAGTTTAATTTTTTACCAAAACGAAGAGCAGGAATTAAATCCCTGATCATATGCTCTTTATTTGTTGCTTTTGCTGCCGCTGTTATTTCTTCTTCTGTTCTAAATTTTGCTGCTCCTGATTTTGGTAGTACCGATACTTGTCCATTTTCATCCATTTCTATAACTATACTTCGACCACCGTCAGCCTTCAATGACATTGTATGTCCTCTAGACTGTCTTCCGGTTGCAAATCTTCTATGAGATGACTCAAGGTGTCTTATCGCAGTTGCTGGATTACCATGATACAAAAAATCTCCAACATGTGTCATGTGTCCAGTTGTTTGTACTACTCTTTTTGCTTCCAAAAGAAGATTCTCGAATAACTTTCTACCAACTCCCTTTTTGACTCGTTTTTTGTGTCTTAAAGCGGCCGCCGGAGTAACAACAACATCTTCTGGTTTGTCTGCGGAAACACCAACACCAACAATTCCACCACCACCAACCGACATTTCTTCAATAATTGGTTTAATGTAACTTAAGAAATATTCACCATCACCGCCGAGAGAATCAACTTCTTCTGAGAGTGCTGTCATAGCAGCCATTGGATTTGTCATGGCATAACGAACCATTGGATCTGAAGAAGTTCGTAGTGCTCTTTTTAATACGACAATCAACCGATAAAATGGATTACCGGCTCTCATTTCTTGCTGTGTTTTGTAGTCTTGTGGATCTTTTAAAAACTTACCGTTTGCGTCAATTATTCCCGCCTTGTAAATGTCCATTTGGGTGAATGGTTTTGTCAACTCTGACAAAAATTCCCATATAGTGAAACTTGTTACAATTTGTGAATAAGATAGGTTCATTTTAGATTTTTCAATATGTTGTTTACTCTATGATCACTTAATATTTTTTCTAAATCAGTTTCTGGTATTCTACTCGGTAAAATTTGAAGATATTCTAAAAACGATTTAAGATACGGATGAAGTTTTGGACACACTTTAAAGAAAAGAATTCTGCAACAGGCTTCATTTCCAAACACGTTGTTCAACAGTATTATATGATTTAATATCAGCCTTTCCTTCAAATCTTTTGACTTATCATAACGATTTAATAATCTCTTAATGTATTTTACTCGCGTTAGGTCGTCATTGAACTCATTTATGCCTTTGCAAAATGGATTATCATAATGCTGCATGGCATACATCATAAAATTTTCATCATTAAGAGATTCAAACTTCATTGACTGTTATGCTTCTACTATGCTAGCCTTGATGTAGTATGGAGCCTTTTTGGTTTCTCCGCCGCTTGATTGAACCATTAGTTTTAGGACAAAATTTCTCCCATCAAAACCGTTGGTTACTTCGAACCCAGTTGAAAGATCATGGGTTGGGGATGTTCCAAAAGATCCACCGAATCTCTTTAGTGGGAATTCGTATTCTTTGTTTGTTTCTAATTCTGTTGATTTGTTTAGGTCAAAATCAACGTTTGCTAAATTCATTTTGGCTCGTAAAACATACAAGGCAGACTTTGGATCTAGATATGAACGTGAGGTGAATGCTGAGATAAAGGCATTAATTCTCTCTAAATCATCTTCTTTGTTATAGTCCACGGGACGAACTTTATCCATTGCATCTCTGCCCTTGGAGGTAAGAGTTGGATCATATCCAAAACCACCACCCTCGGAGTATTCTTCTGCTAATTCTGAAATTTCTGTTCTAAGTTCTTTAAATCGTTTCATTGAGATTTCCTCTTTTAGTTATTTATGCGGTTTACTTTTTGCCCTTTTTCTTCTTTCCCTTTGGTTCTTGTCCTCTTTTGCGAAGTTCGATATAGGTTGCAAGACGATATTTTGCATTTTCTGCTGTATCTTTACCCTTTATTGGTTTTGCTTTGACCTTTTTTGCAATTCTATCCCTGCTCTTTATCTCTTTTTTAGTCATTGTTCCTGCATGGTTTGCATTTACAATTTCTTCTGAAACCACACCAAGTCTAGTGAGTAATCGGGTTATGGTTGGCTTTACCTTTTCCATTATTGGTTTTTTTGTCACTTGTTCGTTTAACTGGACGTTTTCGTTTACACTCTTCCAACCACCGCCATGTTTTTTGTACCATTTTGCAGCCCAACCATTTGCATAGGCAGAAGGATAAACTTTAAATTTTTGTTTTGCTAGAGACTTTGCTTTACTCCAAAGTGAAGGATTTGTTGGTTTGTTTTCTCCTTCATTCAGGACAGAATATTCTGTTATGTTTCCATTTTCTACAAATTTGATGGAAAGTATGTCATCGTATGAAACTGCTACAGTTTCATTTTCATTTAAGATCTCAAAATCTTTACCATTTTTGATAAAACTATTTGACGCTATCTTAAACAATCCTCTATTATGGGTTATATCATTGGTTTCGTTCAAGTATTGTACTATGACTTTTTTATTCAAGAAAGATGAATCTAAATTCTCCAATACATTTTTATCGAAGGAGTATTGATACTTACTATTGGTTTGTTCTTCGTTTGGTTTTGCAAAATTTGTTATTTTTTCTACCAACGATTCGTTAATATTTTTGTGTGATGTCATGACTGGTTTTCTTCCTTGTGTTGTTGTACTAACTTTTGATTCTGCTGATCTTTTTTGTCTAACTGCTTTCTTCTTTTCGTCTTTACTCATTTCACCGGATGTTTCTGGAGTTTTTGAAGATACTCTAACAGATGGTCTGCATTTAGGGTATGATGAATCTTTGGCTTCAGATCTACCACACGGTGGATGACCACCGCCTTTTTTCTTTCTTGATATATCCACCCATTTTTCTTTAAACCATCTTCTAAGATCTTCGTTTATCATACATTAACCTTTTCTCTGTGATGCAAGTTGAACTTCTATTGCGTTTCTGGCATACAACATACTTTCTTTTACTACCGAGGTATCTACCATATCAAACTTAGTAGAGTTGCACCATTGATTTAGTAAGAAACCAGTAATTTGATTCCTTATTCTTATTGGCAATACGCAAAATCCCTCAACATTATTATCTTCAAAAAATTGTTTAAAGAAAGAATGTTGCAAATCATGCATTGATATTATTTTTGGTTCGTCTTCAACCACAGAATTTAGTAGAGGGACAAACATGGAGCAAAGCAATCCTTTAATTCTTCCAGCGTCGGCTGACATGCCACGAGATAGAGATTCGTGTGTGAGAGTGAACTTTCGCATTGACACCCCATCCATGAAGTATTCTCCATTATGAAATTGTATGATCTGTGATCTTGCAGCATCTGTCTTGACTCGTAGTTCCGTTAGAGTTTCATGAATTTCACCATGAACTTCAATATATTTTTTATCTTCATCGTTTTTTCTCTTTGGGACTAATTTGATGGTGGTTAATATTACACCAACCACCCCCGCCGTAATTAGACTTGCTGTTTCAAACCACTCAATGAGTAAATCACTTTTGTTTGATGCCATTTTTAACTACTCCTTTTAGAACTTCCTGAATTGGGTCAACCATGCCTGGTGTTTCCTTTACATATTTTTTTCTCAATTCATCAGTTCCAATTTCTCCAGCACCATGTTCCTCGTTCATAGATCTATTTTTGCTTTTTGAAAGAACTCTTAGATTAGAATCACCATTATTTCGTGGATTTCCATCTTTATGATCTACATCTTTTCCATCACCTTTTTTAACTCTTCCCTTTTTCATCATTTTTCTTCTTGCCAATACTCTTTTAGATCTGTTACTTCTCTGTTCTGGTTTGCTGTGGTAGTTGTCATATTCTTTTCTGTAATTTCTAGCCTCATTCACAAAACTTTCAAATGCCTCTGGGGATAACAAACTATTTTCCCACATTTCATTCAATAAACTTGCTAAATCTGGTTCTAATCCATTTATCATTATTGTTTCCGGTGAAACCAAACCGGAAGTCAGCGCAATATTTAGTCCTTCTTCGTTATCTTGATTTTCGATCAAGAAATCATTTATGAATCCATAAGAATCTTCATTAATTTCTTGTGGCGTTTCTTCAAATTGTTGAGAATCCATAACCGGAATAGAGAAAACTTTTCTACCGTCTATGATAATTTGATTATAGCCTCTAGATGGCCCTTCCATGTAATCTGTAACATCAACTTCATTAGAAACCATTATTTGTGGTTCTAATTCTGTGTAAAACATAAGTGCATTGACATCATTTCCAATTTCATCTAAATCATTTTTCATCTGAGAACTCATTGGAACACCGAACATAGAATTTTCCATCTGTTCGTGTAGTCTTGGGGTGTAGTCAATGTTAAACAGAGTAGAGAAAGATCTCATCTTTTTCTTCTGTCCCTTTACAGCCCTAGATCTTCCTTTAAATGCTCCTCTGATTTTTAGATCTGGGAGAATTTTTCTAATAAGTTGTTCACTGATTACATCAACTTTGACACCAGTTCCATCTTTATTCATTCCCAACAAATGGGTTGCACACGCGGCGTTATTTGCACCAAACTTACCAACACCACTAAATGATTCTAATATCATTGAGGTTTGGAATTCCTCGCTGATATCAAAAATTTCTCGGAACATGTTTGCCACATCATCTTTTAACTTATCTTGTTGTTCTACTATTCTCTTATATTTTCTCATCTCTGCTTCGTTAGCACCTGATGGAAGTTCTCTGTCAGAGATGTAGGACTTGATTTCTCCAACTTCATAAGTCCCGGTTTCGGCAGATTTGGCAAAATTCAATAATGCATCTTTGATTTTTTTGACTATGCTTTTAACTTTAGGATTCTTAGCGGCAATGTCTCCAGCCATCCTAAGAGCAGACTCCACAGTTGCTGCTGCTTCCCCACCTTCTGCGTTTAGAATACGAGAAGCACCAACTTTCATGCTTGCACGAATGCATTTCTTGGGATCTATTTTGCTCATGTCACCATTTGCTTTTTTCCATAAATCTCTGGGGACAAACATTATATCAGTTTTTGGTGTGCTATCTGTTCCACCAGAATCTGTCCATTGTTTTGTTAGTTTTGTTTTTGCTGATCCCATATGGACACCAACCATGTCTCCAAATTGTTGTTGTATTTGTTGAACACAACGCATGGCTGATGCTTGGAGAGTTTTACTTCCAGCCAATTTTTCTTTCATTTTCTTTTCTAGGTTTGGGTCAGTTCCTTTTATACCCAAAACTTGATTGAGAACCACAGGAATTGCTGCTTCTAGATCCAAAGAACTATGATCCCAATCCTCATATTGAGACTTTGGTGTTGTTCTAGTTTTTCCCTTTGGTGGAACTTTTGGAAGTTCTGGGAGTATTGTTCTTGGATCTTTTTTAGTTACAGTTGGTTTTTTTTCTGCTGCTTTCTTTGCTTTTTTCTTTGTTTCTTTTGCCTTTTTCTTCTTTGCAGCACCCTTTGGTTTTGCTCTAGAAAACTCAGGGAATAATTTTTTCGAAGAATCTGTGATTCTGAAATTGGGATCATCAAGATAACGCTTTGCCTTACCCTTATCAAATTCGTCAGGAGAAACTAATACTCTAGATTTACCAATGTCACGCTTCGATACGATCTTAATCTTGTTTTTCTTGCCTTCGCGAGCAACTACTACTGCATAAGCACCACCCTTTTTTTCTCTTCTTTCTTCTTGCTTGCGAATTGTATCCTTCTTTCGTGGATTGCCTGCGGAACGAACCTCAGTTCTTGCACTAGAACGAACTTTCCGTGGAGATGCGACTGCTCTTTTTACTGCTTCTGATATTAGTTCTTCGCTTATTCTCACTCTTCTTGGCCTTCCTGTTGTTCTTGGTTGCTTATCCAAACCACTAGCAATTTCGGCTCGTTTGGCACTTAGCAGACGCCTAGAGAAGTTAGTCTTTACCTGAAAACGAACATTTGCTATTCTTGCTTTTCTTGCTAACGGATGTTCGCCGCGCATAGATGATGTTTTCTTTGCTCTATGTAATTTGTTTGCTAGAGTTGTTTTTCTTTGTTTTATTACAGATTGAACAATTTGTGCTTCATTCAACATATTTGCAAAGTCACTTATCTTATCCATTGAAAATTGTTCTGTTAACTTTTTCTTTCTTGCTGCTGCTCTTTCTCTGGCTTTTTTGTTTTTCTCCAATCTTCGTGCTTCTTCAGCAGCAGGGACAACACTAGTAAATTGTCTACGAATCATCGATGCATATTGTTTTTGTTTACCAGATGCAAGAATAGATTCTGGCATAAATGCGTGTGCTAAATCATCTTTTCCCGCTAATATTGCTTTTCTGAGTCTACCAGCCTTTGCGTGTTCAACTGGAATTCTACCACCGACTACCAATTTGGATAATTCTTCCAAAGGTAAATCTTCTTCACTTCTCTTCGCTGCAAGTGGATGAAAATCAACTTTAACTCTATGCACTGTTTTTTGATCAGATCCCAACATACCGCCATGTGTCTTCATGTGCTTTTCTATTGCTGCTCTGAGAGACTTCTCTCCTTGCATTTGATCTGGTCCTAATCCAACCGTGATATGCTTATGGCCACCCCTTTCTATGAGGTGAACAATTTGATGCATTGGACTAATTGAAGATTTTTGGGGTACGGTTCCAAATTGTATTCTAGAACCAGCCATACCTTTTTTGATGTGAGCATGGGAACCCTTTATTATTTGTTCTTTTTGCCTAAAGGATAATGGTGCATCTGGAGCATTCTCGGAAGCACCAAGGCCATGATAAAAATGACTATAACCGGACTTTTCTGCATGAGAAGCAGCAGTCCTTGCTATTTCTTCGTGTCCTCTGGTATAAGGATTAAAAGCGCCGGTTACTAAAAATGCCGAACCTGTTTGTTTTGCTTCAGTTAATATATCCATTTATACGATTCCCACAGGACAAACCCTGTAAGATATGTAGAAAAAGAAAGCCGAGCACTTGCTCGGCTAGTTGTACGCCACGGTGGTTGTAGGCGACTTATACAATCCTATCTATCTTCACAAAGCCTTTATGGCTTTTTCTCTTCCCGGCCATTAATTCATACATTGCTGACTTAGACAGATTATTAATCCTACAGAATTCCATGAAGTTTTCCACCATAAACGAAACACCATCGTTTCTAGTAAACAGCCATGCTTTACTAGGTTGTATCTTTTCTTCCATGTGTTCCGACCAAACCCAAGAAGAACCTTGTCTTTTGAAAATACCACCATATCTTTGAACAAATGCATCTCTAAACTTGTTTGAATTTGAAGATTCATTTGCTCTCACCCACATTTTGGTATTTTTTACATTGATCAGTCTCTTAGCGTCCATTTTGTTGCTCCCTATAATAATCTATTGCATACTTTAGTTGCTTTACATAATGTACTGGATTTCTTTCGAATACTTGAACATCTCCAGTTTCACAAGTAATAATTATGCAAATGTTTTTAATTGGTTCTTTGAACTGTTCTTGCCACATTATCGCATATGCGGTTGTTTGTGTAAAATAGTTCTCTATATCTTCTTCTCTTTTTGTTTTTGTACTTCCCTTGAAGTCTATTACAGAGAGTTTCCCATTGAACTCTCCCACACAATCTACTCTTCCAGCCAGTTTCAAGGTTTTGCTGAATAACGGACATTCCAATCCACGAATGTTGTCAATTTGGTTTATAGTGGTTTTTGTCTGGAGGAATAACTCCAGTATGTCCGCCGACATCTCTTTCGTATTGAGATCTTGGTTTTCTAGGTATTTTTCGATGACGGAGTGAAGGTTTGTTCCCCTTTTTGTCACCCGATTTAATTCTGCTGGATTGTTTTTTCGCCATTCTGCAAAGAAAGATCTTTTTTGCCATCCTGTTACCGTTGTTACAGAGGGATAATATTCACCTTCACATAGGTATCTACGACCATTTTCATCTTCAACAGATTCAATTGGTTTAAATTGATGGGGTATGTGAACAAATTGTTTTTGCAACTTCATCATTATATAAAGAAATACACAGTTTTAAATTATTTCTTCTCTTTTTTACCACTAGAGAATTGAGAAGTGACATCACGATTTCTCTCATCATAAACTTTGAAATGAGTTTTGCCAGAAACAATACGCATCACGCCTTTGTGTGATACGGCAGTTCCTCTTTTCTTTACACCCTTATCCATAAAAGTAATCTTATACAACTTCTTCTTGTGTTTTTTCAGTGGGTGAGTTGCTTCTTCGCTCATGTAGCGATTGATGTTCCTTGTTGTAGGATCAGCACGGACATCGGCCATTGCTTGTTGTGTCATTTGATAATTTGCTGAGAATGGACTGAGTGTGCTTGTTGGATCAATGCTACCATCTGGTGCAACTCTTCCCTCAGAACCACAGACACCCTGTTTGTATTGTTGGACGAATTGACGAAACAGGTCTTTTTGGCTTATATCTTCAAAGATGGAAAGAAAGACTTGCTCAGGAGAATACTTTTCTATTATATCTTCGGTGCTTTCGTTTAGATCTACTGTTTCTATTTGCTCTTTATCTTTTACAAAATTTATGACTAAATCTGTAAAGATTTCTTCTTGTTCTTCTGTCAATGGAAATTGAAAGCGTTCTTCAAATACTTCCATAGATTGTTCTATTGTTTCGGCAAGGACGGAAACAGGATCATCGGTTCCTTGAATCTGCTCCGGTTGTACATTTACAATTTTGTTAACGACATCAACAATAGATTTTTGTGCTCTTGTATCCATAGGTATCTCCGTAATCTTATTTATAGTATACATACTTTTACTTTTAAAAGGAATAAAAGCATGGACATTTATCAAAGCGCAAGATTAATTTCCGCTAGCGGCACTTTACAAAAAAACAAGGGAATAATGCTGCTTGGTGCATCTTCTGGAATACTTGTAAAAATGACTGGTTTGAGTGGAGGAAATCGAGTAGTTTCTTCTGTTGGTGTTACAGGGGTTGCTAATGACATTAGAATTATTCCAGTTCAAATTATCGGAATTACTTTAGGCGCATCCGGTACAGTTTACGAACTCAATTAACGGGTTTTGACCACAATCCACCTTCCATTTTTCTTCTCGTAACTAGTCCGCGCAGGACTTCTTTTCTTCCTGTCTCTGGGTTGTGTGCTTTGTTATACAACGCCATCGTGCCTGGAACTTTATTCCAATTATCTGGGTGACTTAAGGCATCTTGAATTTTTTCATAATTTTTGTTTTTCATAAAGTTTTCGCCAACGTTATAAGAAAAACTAATTACTGCTGCTTTTTGGTGATCATTCATTTTGTCCCAATGTGGAACAGTCTTCTCCATCTTTGGTATAACCACGTTGTGGATGTGGTGTTCGTGTTCCTTGTGTGCTTGTTCTCTGGTTATAGTGTCCCCTTGTTTAACTGGTTTTCCAGATGACCAGCGAGTGGTTCCCAAACCAACAGTCCATGTACCATCTTTATTATAGGCAGTTGGTTCAAATCCTTCTCGTTCTCTTATAATTTGAGAAGCAAGTAAATGAGCAGAGGATGTTGGTTTTTCCTCTCTTGTTTTGGCAACAACCTGACCAGAACCAATCTTTGCAACAGCAGGAGTTACTTGCTGAAAGGTAGGTCTTGTTGCTTGATGGGCTCCAATTACAGATCCTGCAACGGCCAATCCACCTAGTACGCCTCTAGCCCAATCTTTTTTTTTAAGACGTTGTTCAAGCAAATTCATAATTCTAACTGTATCTGTTGTGGATTCTTCTGAGAGATCTGGTAGTCCTCTGAATTGTCTTCTACCACCAACCATAGAAACTCTGTAGGGAGAACGTTCTACCTCTGTTTCAATCATGTCACCCTCTGATTCGTGTCCTGCGTGTAGATACATTGTTCTTCCGGCTCTTCTATTTTTTTCTTTGAAGTTTACTGCAATATGGCCGCTATCAGAGGGAACCATTTGTGATACTTCTCTGGCCATACCTTTTGGATCTACCATCATCAATGCACCTTGATGTACTACTAGATTATGATCTACTGCTGGTGCTTCGAAGTCTGGTACAGTTCTAGCACGAATTGTGACAATCTTTCCTGACTTCAGTGCTGTTTGTATAGCGCCATGTGTTTTTGTTGCTGATTCTGCTCTTGCTTTTTTTGTTATGGCAATCGCTGGTCTTTCTCTAGCAGCCAGCATTTCTTGCTTGACTCTTCCTTCTATTAGAGATCTGCAATTCTCCGAAAAGTGCTTTAACTTGTTTGTTTTTTGTTCCATAGTAGTAGTTTCCTCTGATTAAGTATGTAGTTTTAGCCTATATCTTTGAATTTGCTATTGATTTCAACCGCAAGTCATGGTATACATATCCCTACATTCGCGTCAAACCGAATGATGTCTTTAAAAAAGGAGATATGAATGAAGACACTATGCACAGTTATGACTGGTCTTGCACTCTCCTCTTCTGCGTTTGGTCAGGAAGCACCCGCTTCTACACCAATGGTAGATGCTCTGACTCTCAAGGAGTCAGTAGAAATCTACGCAAAGAAGGGAAATGCAGATACAGTCGCAGCGTTGAACACAACTCTCGCTGCAAAGGCATTTGGACTTGATTGGCACTTCACCGTTCCAGTCTATGTCTCAGAAGCCAGTGGTTATGGTTCTATGGAACTCGGAGTCTCTTGGGATTTCCTCAAGGGCGCTGATTTCCTTGGTTCTAAGACTACCGTGAACGTTGAGGGAGGTCTTTGGATGCCAACAGGTTCTGCTGGCTACGAAACCACCAACCTTGATCCACACATTGGTCTAGGTGCAAATCTTGATTGGACAAACTGGAATTTCAACCAGACATTCGATTATCGTTTTGTACCCGGTACTATGTACGATCCACTCATCGGGTATCGTATTGGCGAGGGTGTTGCATCTCTCGTTTCAGATCTAGATTATAAGTTCGCTCAGAACTTTGATGTAGGTTTGAACATCACCCAAAAGTATTTTGATGGTGGTGGTGTTGTTCTTCTTGGTCCATCTATGGAATGGAATGCTGCTACAGACGTAAATGTTAATGCTGGCATTGGATTCCCTGTTTGGCAAGACCTCGCAGTATCAAACAACTGCGTTGTAAATGCTGGTGTCAGTTTTAAATTCTAATTGAAAGGAGAATTTACCATGGCTGATGAAACTACTTGCACTACTAAGTCCTGCGTTCCCTGCGGTTTTTGCTGGAAGAACGTATGGCATTGGGCTCTAGCCCTTGCACTACTTCCCTTCGCCGTTAGCGGCGTCGGTGTAGTAATGAATGCGGTTCACAACATTGTGAATCTATTCGCCGGTAAGTGATCCTTTAGGACATTACTGAGAACTCCCGGTAAGAGATTACCGGGAGTTTTTTTATAAATATTGTATACGGAGACAATCATGGATCATATATTTGAACAAAAACTCATCAGAGAAAATCAACAACTTCAATTCGAACTTGCAAAGGTAAACAAGCAAATCAAGCAATTACAAGAGAAGGTTTTTGCTTACGAGAATATGATTGCAGAAACATATGTGTCAAAAGATCCTATGCCAACTTCTGAGGCTGGAATGAGAGAAAAGATAGCCGCCGATAAAGCAGCAGCAGAGGCACTAAGAGGAAAGTCTGCACCCAAGATTCCAACAACAATTAGAATGCCAAAACATCCAAAATTGAATAAGTTAGAAGAGAGTCACACAAAGCAACAACTTCAAAAACTCTCAACAGATCAACTTAAAAAATTAAAAGCAAAATATACAAACAAACCAGGCAGCAAGACTGAGTTGAACAACATCAAAAATTTATTGAACAAGAAAAAGGTAAATGAAGAGTTGCTGAACGAGATTGGTGATACCCGAGAAGGTCAGACAGCACTCAAATTAGCCAGAGCAAGAGCAAATGCAATGATGGCATGGGATTCAACTGTAGGTAAATCTATGGCCAAACTAGATGGCCCAGAAGCAGTTGCACAAAATGAAAAATTGCTAGCAAAGAATAAAAGAGTGATGGATCTAGCAACGAAACGAATAAAACCACAATAAAAACAAAACCCCGAGAAATCGGGGTTTTTTATTACGCCTTCATTGCGTAATGAGTATTTTCCCAATCTTTAATATAGTGTTTTGATTTCTTGTACTTTTTATAATCATCACTATACATTGTGGGATAATCATTCTTCAACATAATCGCTTGGCTTCTATTGTTCTCTGTAAGAACATTTACCTCAGCGTTCAAGATTACAATCTCTTGCATCAATCTTTCAATTTCTTCTTTAAGCATAGCATTTGCTTCGGCAAATAATCGAAGTTTTTCGTTCTCCTCTTGAAGCCTTTGTCTTTCGGCATCAACGATAGAAACTTCTTCAGCCAATTGAGAAATTGACGGAATCATCCCCTGAATTGCAGCAATCGGAAATGATTCTAAAATTTCACAATAGTTGATAACATTTTCTACGAGTTTTTCGGTATTGCTTTGTTCTGTCATCGCTTTCTCTTTGATACAATTATAGCAGCAATTCCAAGCATTGCAAGTACTCCCGGTGCAGGAACATCAGGAGGCTCACAATCGCTTCCATTCAATTCGGTAGAAGCCTGCATACAAACACTTTCAACACGATCATGGGCAACAGGAATGAACATATCCTGATCCACGGTCTGAACGGTCATTACGAGCCTGCCACCATTGAAGATCTTATGGACCCAAAATCCGTCAAAAGATCCCATGAAATACTGGTTAGGTATAACAGGATAATTTGAAACCGTATTGTTTGAAATAGATTCCTTGATAGGCTCAGTAATTGTGAACTGAGTATCGAACACAAGCCTATCGGTGAAGGTGACTTCCTGATAAATTGCTCCCTGATACTCGGAGCGAGAGAAAGTCTGACCGTTTGAATTATAGATTGTAGATGTAGGTACGATAGCCATTTTATTTCATATCCGTAGTGCGAAAGAGTTTGTTGTTTGAATCGGCTTCCATCTTTGCATGGTCATCGTCGCCAACAAAGAATTCCTCCTTGAAGCAATCCCAACCACGCCGATTCGCAACTTGATTTGCCGTGCATGGTGGTGATGGTGAAGGACGATACGCTTCATCCCTGCATACCTCCCGCCTCGCCTCGTCGCGCTCACGCTCCAACTCACAGATCCTAGCATAGCCGTGAGAAATTATATTGATAATTTCAGGACTGAGACTGGTGTTCTTGGAAAGTTCACGCAGTTCGTATGCAACATCTTCAGGCTTGATCTTCTTCATACCATCTCATTTCTGTCGTAGGGAATGTATCTATCCTTGGCACAGTCGGTGCAGAGAGTCTTAACCCAAAACCCACGCTTTGCTGAGTGTAGACTTCCGGGTTTGCCACACACTTCACAGACATGGGCACTTTCTCTTTCGGCACAGTCAATATATTGCCACATGGTATCATCGATTTCGCCGCCAACATAGAAACGGAGAGTCCCAAACTTCTCTTTGATCTGATCGATGCGAAAGGGAAACTCACAATTGATAAACTTGTCTTGATTGGCAGAAAGATGAGCCTCAAGTTTGCCAAGAAGATCGTGCAGTAGTTGATTCCAACCAGACTGGCAATCAACTCCCCACATACAAGTTCCCTGATGTTTGAAGCACAGAGGATACTTTTGTTCTAGTTGTTCAATGTCTAGTGGCTCGTTCATAGCAATCCCATCTCCTGATCCAACTCGGCAATTCTGTCAAGAGCATCATTGTCCTTGTACCAACCAAGTTCGGTGGCTGCATTTTTGGCTTCATCCTCGGAGAAGTCTAGGCGAATTCTCATAAGATACATGGCTCTGGCTTCATCTCGTTGTCTAGTTAGATGAGAAATGATCTTTTTAGCCATGTGCAAACGGTGTTCAAGTGTTTTGATGTCTGGTGTGTCGTTGCTCATGTCGGTATTCTACATACTTTATGCTAATTTGCAAGCAATTTTTAAAAGGCATTTGTGGCTCAAGGCAAAAACCTAAATAATACAATCAGGGAGAAAACATGGATCACTTTTACCAACAAAAACTCATCAACGAAAAGAATCACCTTCAAAGGCAACTAGTAGAAGCCGAACGCAAACTCAAGAGCCTAACCGAACAAGTTGGTGACTATGAGCGTCTTGTTTCTCTTCTGAAAGAAGGAGTTGATCTTCAAGAGATCACAGCATTCACAGATGACCAAAGAGCAGCGAACCCAAATATTAGAGCATTGGAAGTACACCAAGCAAAGCGACTTAGAAATCTGATGCATAGTGCAAATAGAGGAACATTACAGGTTCGTTCTGTTCGAACAGTTGAAGATCCAAAAGGTCCAGAAAATAAAGTTGTTGCGATTGACAATGCATCCAAAGCCGGAGCAGGATTTGCAAGAGCAAGACTCGCTGCAATGGGGAAGGCTCGCGGTTTAAATGTCGGATCTTTTGGTAATCAGATGAGGTTAACACCCGATCAGCATCCAGTTGGTTCGGTTGTGGATACAAAGACCAAGATGAGTCTACAGGGAGTTCCTGAAGGAGAAAGAGCAGCATCGGCAGAGAATGTTAATATCTTGAGAAAGAATGTTCATGCCATAGGAAGAATGGCAAATCGTCAAATGACAGCACAAAAAAGAGCAAAGAATTACTCAGACAGCCTCACGATTGAAGAGGGACGATTTGCAGATACCTTATCAAGAGTTGGAAATTTACTAAGAGGTAGAGGGTTTGCTACAAACGATGAAGTAGGAGCAACGCAAAGAGCGAAGCAAACAGCAATAGACATTGCAGCAGGCGAAGCAAAACAAAAAAGAATAAATGCTGAATATGAAGCAGGACGACCAGCGAGAGAAGCAGCAAAGAAAGAAGCACAATACCAGAAAGACCTTGAAGCAGCAGCCGCTTACAGAAAAGCAAAAGAAGAAAGAGCAGGCAGAGAAGATTCAATCTTTGCTTGGAAAGATCGACAACTCTGATTTAACAACATAATCCTCTCCATGCCATGAAAGAAGCCCCCTAGCAATAGGGGGTTTTTGTTTTAGTAAATCAGCAAGGACCCCAATTAGCAAGAAAGATACCCAAATCTATACCATCTGTGGTTCCGTCATCGTTGATATCGTATTGTGGTGTTCCCCAAGAACCAAGTAACATACCAAGATCGTCACCGTTTACAATCCTGTCTCCATTAAAATCTGCTGGACAAGAGACAGGGAGAGCAGCCCGAACTGCCGCTTCGGCATTGAGCATTCCCCACCCGGTGAGAGTATCGTAGCCTGCGGTTCCCATGTCCTTGCATGATGACTGCATGATCGATTCCACTTGTGCTGCCGAAAGGGAGGGATTGACTGAAAGAATCAATGCTGCTATCCCTGCTGCATATGGCGAAGAGAACGATGTACCATCAATCGTGGTGTAATCTCCCGACACATATCCATCGGTTCCCGTTCGGTCTGTGGTATAGATCGACTGTCCTGCTGCAACAAAAGCCAGTTTTGTACCATACGAAGAGAAGGATGCTTTCTGCCCGTTTCGACTTGAAGCACCGACTGCTACGACTCCATTTGATCGTGCAGGAAATCCGATGCTTGTGTTTCCCGAGTTACCCGAACTCGCAAAGTTGACTACACCCGCATTTCGTGCAGCGATGTATGCATTCGTCATGGCCGTCGATGCCGTACCATAGTCGTTGCTATTGTTTGTGACACGAACCCCGTTTGCGATACCCCAATTGATCGCATTCACCGTCCATGATGTCTGCCCCTGCCACGATCCATTGCATGGTGTGATGGCTGTTCCCACTTTCGCAGAAATCACCTTGCATTCAGGAGCGACACCAACCGTACCAATGCCATTGTTGATGATGCCTGCAATGCAGCCAGCAACCGCTGTACCGTGATTGTCACATGAATTGCTTGGTTCTCCTCCTGCGATGCCGTTTATGGCACCTGTGGTGAAATCCCTACCCGGAAGTTGGTTGATGTCTGGGTGGTTTTGCTGTATGCCTGTTTCGAATACGAGAACACGAATATTCGCAGAACCTTTCGTCATTGTCCACGCATTCGTGGTATTCATGTCAAAGTTGATGAGTCCACCCGACTGCCCTATGTTGCGATGACCCCAGCACTGAGAAAAGCCAGAGTCGTTTGGAATCACCTCGTTTTGCTTTGCTACAAATATTCTATCTTCTTCCACAAATTCCACATTTGGATTCATAGAAAGAGTGGCCATGGCGGTTTGCATAAAAGCCACATTCTTCATGTTGACTAGAGAAAGGTTTGGAATATGGGAATAGTGTTCCACCGCTTCGATTCCATTCACATTCATCAAAACGGCATCTTTATTCACATTTTCTTTCCATTGTACAAAGAAAGTATCGACTTCCGGCTTTCCTTTGTTTATGTCTACTCCACCCACCATCAGCAAACTCATCAGAACTAATAGAATGGCTTTCATGATTTGTCCTCCATGTCTAATACGATAGACTACGGGTGTGTGTTCAGTATTATGTAGATTTGATAAATAACTCTATGCTCACCTTTCGGCAATACCTCGCAGAGATCTTTCGGCCTAGTACAGTATACAGAGCCAAAGAAAAGCATCCTGATGTCACTCACGACAGCGATGAGAGAGTATCCTATGCCAACATCACAAAGGATAGCAAGGGAAAGCCTATCTCCGCCAAAACCATACGAACAGACTTCATGAATCTTGGTCAAAACAATTGGGAAGTATTGTTCAGCGTAGGTGGATATCATGGCATAGAAGATCCAAGCAGAGAATTTCCTTCAGATGTGGCAAGAAAAGTATTCGATCATATCAGTCATTTCGTACAAACACAGCATGAGTTGAGCGGAAAGAAGCCATTTCTGCAATACGACACAGAGCATCCAAAGAAGCACAGAATCTATCAGGCTGGAGCAAAACGGCTCGGAATCGTCGCATCAAATGTATCCGCACTTCCACCAAACAAAGAACTAGATAGACCAAGGAGATAATATGGACAAGAACAAACAACTCAAATCAGTCGCCGACGCATACCGTCAAATGAAACTAGACGAGCAACAACGCCTCACACCACAAAGAGAAAAGGTATTGGATGCTGCCGATAGACAATCACAAATAGCATTAGGACAATCTCTCACTTTTGGTAAAAATGATCCAGCGTATATACAACGAGCCACGGATGCTCTAGGTAGACATTCAAGAGCACAAGTACTTCGTCATTTAGCAGAACCAGAGGGTAAAAGAACAGGTGCATATGCAGGATCAACAGACAAAGAACTAAAAGCCGATTTAGATCATATGCGGAAACTACGAACCTCACCGGAACATCAAAAAGCAGTAGAGGATTGGGTAAAGAAAGAATCAGATAAGAGAAAGAACAGAAAGTAAGGTATATACAGGGATAGACACCCGTTTCGGCATTAGCATACACGGGGAGCTGAAAGCCTGTATACGAAATGTGTCAAAATGACAGGTAGTGTGGGTAGGGGTTAGAAATGTGTGGGGGAATATGGGGGGAAGTGGGGCTTAGGTGGCAATCTATTCCGAATGCCGCCAATACCGCGAATGCCTCTCAGCCCCTCTGTCGAGAAACCTCAAAAGTTCGCAATAAAACACTTACGGCTCCCAGTCACCCTTTCCAACGCTGGCCAGTACCGCCAGACCCCTCTACATTCTTGTGAAGCCGCTTCGGCACCTTAGACTTTATGCGAGAGATCACCTCGCTCCAGCGTCCCCCAGATGCTTTGTCTGGTGTGAGTGTTGCATCGGCTCCCAGACCGGGTAAGCATCCCTCCATTGTCTTG